GGATATCATTATTGATTCTTCGCCTGAAGAGATTGAAGAACCTGAAAGCGTTGATGAATCAAAAAAAGATCCTAAATTGTCACGAATGTATTTTAATCAAAATACGCAAGCGGCAATAATGCAATATCAACAGACACCTGAAAAAAAAGAAAGAGAGAAGTTATATGTGCAAGAGATTTTACCTGCATTTGAAAAGTTGGCAGAAAATCTAATAAACATTCATAAGTTTACTGCGCTACATGACACGTACGATGACCTAAAGAATGATTGTGTTAACTTTTTATTCGAAACAATTCACAAGTTTGATGGATCAAGAGGAACAAATGCATTCTCTTATTTTAACGTTGTCGCAAAAAATTGGTTGATAATACGAACCAAGCAAAAAGCGCAAAGAGTAAAACGTGCGGTATCCTTAGACGATCCAGATGCTCTAAGCGCAAATGAATATAAGATAATTGAAGAACATTATGTCGTTCCGTCGATTGAGAGTCTTATTGAAAGTCATTCAACTCCAACTAATGTTTTAGAATTACTTTATGAAATTAGAGGAAAAGTGAAGACGGAAAATGAATTAGTTTGCATTAATTCAATCATCACTATTTTTGAAAATGTTGAAGACGTTGATCTTTTGAATAAGAGCGCTATTTTATTGTATATGCGTGAATTGTCTGGATTAAGTCCAAAACAGCTCACGACCACCATGCAAATGATCAAGAAATATTATCGTAAATTGAAGGTTGAATCTCCTAAATACGATTTTCTCAATTGAGGATGTTATAAGATGAACCAAGATAATGAATTATTTGACACAGTTGGAATCAATGAGAGAACTGTTGAGGAAAGAATTAGGGATTTTAGTGGATTACTAAATCAAATTGAATCACTCAATGACAAAAAGCGTAAACTCTGGATGGAAATTTATGAAAACGCAATTTCAGATCGCCAGAATTCATACGCTATGTTTGTGAGATTGGTAAAAATAGTTCAAGATAAAAGTTCAGAACATGCTGTACATGGTAAAACAATTGCAACTTACATCGAAAGAATGAGTAAAGCAAATGAACAACTAATAAAATTGGCGGAATTAATTGCAAAAGCGGAAAGAAAAGACGACGAAATTGATCCGGATGAGATGTTCGAACGAATCAATAAAAACAGATAATCAGTTTACCACTAAGTGTATGTATTGAATGTATGCCACAAAGATTTAATAATGCTGATTTTCCTGCGCATTATGCAGAAGGTAATGCGAATAGAATTTTATCAGAGCGTTCAAAACAACAAGTTGGTGTTGTTGGTATTGACGCCCCCAATATTTTTTATCGTTATGTGGTTATTGACGTAATTTCAGATGATCAATTATTAAGAAACGGAAGCGATAAAGAAGTATCACAAAAAATAAAATATTGGAGTTCTTTAGGAATAACAAACATAGATTTTGCAACTTCGTTACCAAGAAATACGATCATTGGAAAACGTCTTAACGGTTCAATTTCATCAACTTATGAACCTGCACAGTTTTTATTTCCATTTTTTCCATCACACTTAGCGTTACCTTGTAAACCTGGAGAGCATGTTTGGGTAATGTTTGAATCAGCAATTGATACGAGTGTGGGTTATTGGTTTTGTAAGATAACCGATGTATCATATGTAGATGATGTAAATCATACACATCACCCAAGAGCAGCTGATTCATCATTTACGCCCGGTACTAAAAAAATTGCGGATGAAAATACTAGTCCTGAATACAGATTTAGGCCTGGAAAACCTGGTGAAATAAATGGTGAAAAATTCACATATCAACAAACTTCATTCGTTGATACAGATGATGAAAGTTTTTATGAAAAACTATTAACTGATTCAGACGCATCTAAATTGATGATATATGAATCAGTTCCTAGATTTAGAAAAAGACCTGGTGATCTTGCAATAGAAGGAAGCAATAATACCGTAATAGTTTTAGGAACAGATAGAACTGGACCCATCGCTAACATGGTTTCTTCGCCTGATAATAAGGGCGTAATTCCTAATAAAACCTTGAATGATTTTGATTTTGAATCAGGCGCAATTGACATAGTTGCAGGTAGAGGTCAAACTTCAAACACCTCAGGAACAGAGGTGATATCAAAAACGTTATCAGGCGATCCACTAACACACGAACAAAGTGATAAAATACAAACGCACAAAGAACTTGGAAAAAGTGAATCTGAATTAGCTATAAATGAAGGTAATCCTGATTGGATCAATGACAAAAGTAGGGTTTTAGTTGCACAAAGAACTAAAGTAGATAAAAATTTAGGAATTAGTGAATTTAATGAACAAGAATTTGAAATCTCAGATTCAGAAACGGGAGATGGTGCAATTGTAATTAAGTCTGATAAGATTAGAATAGTAGCAAGAAAAGATGTTGAATTTATCGTTGAAGGTCAAAACGGAAGAACGGCAATTATCTTACGTAGCAATGGTGATATAGTTTTTAAGCCATCAGATTCAGGTGTAATCAAACTAGGTGGTGATGATGCGAGTCTCGCAGTGTTATGTAATACTGCGGTACCTGGCGCTCCCGGAAATATCACAGCAACACCTATTGTTGATACGATGGGAGGTAGTCAAGGTGGTGGCGGCGCCTCCGGACAATTTGCTACTAAGGTATTGCTAAAATAATGGCCTCTCCATATGATCCAATTCTAACTAAGTCTGGGTTTAAACCTGATTCTATTTCTGACAAATACGTAAAAAACGTAGTTGACGTATTGAAGTCAGGAAATAAAATAGGGAACCCACTGTTTCATTTTAATCCAGAGCCTAATGCCGAAAAAATAGGTGAGGTTCTTTCCAACAAAGAAAAATCAAGTTCATGGCACAGCGTTTTTGTCGATACGCTCAATGTTTCCATTGCAAAAAGCCTAGACATACCAGGATCAACGCCTTTAGCGCCAATATTTGACGTAACGGCAGCATTTCCAGATGTAGATCTTCCGTTACCCACACCAGATAAAATTCCAACATGGCCACTTGATCTTGCAACAAAACTAAAAGTAACTCCGCTTGAATTACCTCTAAAATTAATTGACGTAGGCATTAAAATACCTCCTGAGTTACCCAGTTTTCCAATACCTCCTATTCCTTTGATACCAAAACCTCCGGGTTATAATGTCAACTTAATTGATTTGAACATACCTGGGCTAGCGCTGCCGGGATTTATTACGGGGTTGATTAAGTTACCTTTTGATTTATTGTTAGATTTATTTGTTCCTGATATCAATTTAGTTCTTGATTTACCTTCTCTACCCACGTCTATTTTAGACAAAGCCTTTGGGTTATTGTCTAAAATACCTGAAATATCTAATGCAATACCCAAACTGCCAAATACACCCTCAATTCCAACAACGCCTGCAATATCAACCATTCCACAGACACCGGTGGTCCCAACTACTATGTTAGCGTCAATTATCGCATGGTTGAAAAATATCGCAGGTATGATTTCAACAGTACTCGTTGGACTAATTGTAGGTGCAGGAAACGTATCTAAAACAATGGCTACATTGTCTGGTTTAATCTAACATCTAAAGTGTATTTACACAGTGGGAACTTATAGTTTTAAAAGCGTTGGAAAAACACCGGAACAAAGATTAGTCGAAAGAATTGAATCGACAAGGACTCCTATTGGCATAAAAACGCCATTACGTTTAAATTATGGCGATGGGGAGATCGTTGCTACGTATTCTACGCTAGCTGAAACAGTTCACGATAATTTAAAAAACCTGATTCTAACAAACTGGGGTGAGAGACTGGGTCTTTATAATTTTGGCGCAAATTTAAGACCTCTAATGTCAGAACTGGTATCGCAGGACGACTTTGACTCAACAGCAATTGAAAGAATTAGTGCTGCGGTTTCGAAATGGATGCCTTTTGTGTCATTAGAAAACTATATTTCAACCAATGACAGAAAAGATAATAGATTACTTGCTAAGATTAATATACAAATTACGTACAACGTACCTAATCTAAATATTGTCAACAGATTGTTAGAAATAAATCTATACGCTATGTAATCAGTTTCCATTGCGTTGTTTACGATACTTACATAAGTGGTGAATTATGGCACTAAAGCGACAAGACCTTGTACCGGTAAGACAACGCAAATATCTTGCTAAAGATTTTGATGCGTTACGAGCACAAATTTTAGAATACGCAAGATTATACTATCCTGACAGATTAAGAGATTTTTCTGAGGCATCACTGGGTGGTTTGTTATTGGACATGGCGGCATATGTCGGCGATAACATGTCGTTTTACTTAGATCACCAATATAGCGAACTTAACCCAGAAACCGC